TTGTTATTTCAACAGTACTATGGTATCAGTTCGGTAAATACTATGTTTAATGATTTATACCTTCGCATTATTCTTTTATCGCATTATTCTTTTTTCGGCTACACTGTAGTCGCACCAGCTGCTGCACCAGCTGCTGCAGGAACTGCTGCACCATCTGCACCAGCTACTGGCGCTGGTTCTGCTGCTGCACCATCTGCTACTGGAGCTGGCGCTGCTTCTGCGCCAGCTGCTGGCGCTACTGCTGCTGCTGGAGCTACTGCTGCTGCTGGCGCTGCTGGAAATACTTTTGCTAAAATATATTCTTTAATTTTTTGGGCCCCGTCGATAATTCCACCACCACCCTGAGATTTTCTCTTAGATTTTCTCTTAGATTTTCTCTTAGATTTTCTTTTCTTAGATTTTCTCTTAGATTTTCTTTTCTTAGATTTTCCCTTAGATTTTTTTTTCTTTGATGCTCGACTTAATTCATCGAATTCGCTTATCTTAGATGGTGATAGAGAACCCTTAACTCTTACTCTTGATTGAATAACTCTACCTGTTACCCGTGTTGAGTTTGCGTTGACTCCCTTTGAACGAGACCCCCTTACTCTGACTCTTGGGCGAATAACTTTACCTGATACCCTTGTTATTTTATTAACTGGTAATTGTGAAAGAGTTCCCTTTACTCTGACCCTTCGCCTTTTCACAACTTGATTATCCATGTTATATATACATTTGATATATTAAATTTTAATTTAATTAGTCGGATTCTATCATATATTCATTCTTAATGGCGTCGACCACACCCTTCTCTATTTCATAAATATTCTTTCTATTATTTGAATTATTCTCATCTGCTTTATTTGCTTTATTTGCTTTATTTGCTTTATTTGCTTTATTTGCTTTATTAAGTGCTCGCTTTTTCTTTTTTTCTTCCCTCCTGTCTAAAATTTCTTTTGTTCCGACTTTACGATAGTGTTGAACATCATCCCAAAAATCAATAATTTTTGGTTGTGTTTCCAACCACCATCTCCTGTCCCTTCCAACAAGAACGCATTCATATCTCTCTATTTTCCACCAATGGTCAACGACTTTATCATATTTTATACCTTTGTCATCATATGATTTAATTATTTCCTTTCGCCAAGAAACAAGCTTTTCATATGATTGATAAAATTCCGAATATTCATAAATAATAGTTGGATTTTTTCCTTTATTTTCTGTTACAAATGCGAGAAGAAGTCCCTTAGGTAAATTAAATGACATAGAATATCCATCTTTTACCTGACCATCTTGCATCAATAGATTATCAGAATTATAAGAAGTACCATCATAATATTCTGAAAATTTCACTTGAAGGAAATCGCATTCTTCTAAATCACACGATTCCAGTTGTCCCTGCATCTGCATCCAATAATGTCTTGGTACTTCTTTAGTAAAATTCCTTTTCGGTGGACATTTTATTTCCAACATTCGACCAATATAATCATCCGGTGAATCTATATCGCATATACCATCAGGTGAAGCGCCAAAAATAGTAAATTCTGGATGAGGTACGAGACCGAATTCTAAAACAGTTAGATTATTCATTTTTTCATAAAATGTAGTAGCAACTGGTTCATACATAACCCCCCACTCAACAATCTCAAATGGAACATCACCACGGGGACCACCACATTTCTGTAAGACGAGGTCTTCTTTTGTTGAGAAATGACCTTCTCCAATAGCATCAGCCAGGGAAGAGGCGGTCAAAATAGTTTCCCTTATTTCGTACCATTCGGGTGAACGTTGTTCGGGTAGAACTAACTGTTTTAGTTTATTTAATTTATCCACAATGTCTTTGCGATTAGAGATTCGAGATTCAAAATCAATAACCTTATCATTCATCCACGATTCAATAAAACTTTTGAGATATTCAACCTTAGCAACTGAAAAATAATCGTTTTCTGTTAATTCATAGATGCCAATAAATTCATCGAGGATTGATGATTTAATTTCGATTAATTCTGAACCAGTTTTAACCGCATCATATATTTCATCAATATGTTTAAGAAGGTGATTCTCTAAGTCCTCTACTATGATTGATGTCATTGATGTCATTGATGTATCTTTAGTTATCTACTCTGTAATACTTTAAATATTTATTCACAAATCAAATTTTAAAAAATTTGATTTATACTACAAGATTAATCAATCAATCAATCAATTATTTAATGGAGAATAAATGTTTTCATTGCAATAGTATTATCGAAAAGTCCTGGCTCCACTTGGATAATATTTCTGTCACTGATGATACGGGTAGTAAAGTTAATACGTCAAAACATATTTGTGGATATTCTTGTTACAAGAGATTATCTGAAAATAGTATGTTACCAGATAATCTTTGGCGACATGTTGTAAATAAATCTGATTATAAAGGATTAATTTCACCCATTCAGGAAACTGTTAATGTAAAAGAGTTTGAGTATTTGACAAACGCAGAAATAGATGAACTGAGTTTTAAAGATAAAGAAGCTTATTTTAAGAGTGAATCAAATCAAATACACTTTGATACTGTTTTAATGGATATTAGAGATGAAATTAATGAGGAAGATAGGCGTACTGCTTTCCTTGAACTTATTGAAGAAGAAGATGATTATTAGTTTACAACTCAATAATATTATTGTATTTATGTATTATAATAAATGAAATCGATAAAAAATGATTTGAGTATTTGCGATGGAAAAGAATGTCATATTCTTTTTTATTTTACGGCTAATTGGTGTGGACCATGTAAAAAGATAAAGCCTCTCATAGAAGCAATTAGTGATGGAGCCGATGAAAATAAACTTGAGGTTTATATGGTTGATATCGATGAAAATGAAGAATTTGTAAACAAATTAAAGGTGAAAAATGTTCCCAATTTTTATCTGTTTCATAAAAATGAACTAAAGGGAAATTGTTCCGGTGCTGATATAAATAAAGTAAAAGACCTATTATCAAAAATTTAATTTAAAGATACTGTAACTATTTTAATATAAATGAGTTTTGATGATTTGAAAATAAATGAAAATGTTTTACGCGGTGTTTACGGTCACGGTTTTGAGAAACCTTCGCAAATACAGATTGATGCAATCCCTATTATTCTTGAAGGTAAAGATGTTGTTGCGCAAGCTCAATCAGGCACAGGTAAAACGGGTGCCTTTTCAATTGGTTCATTATGTCGAATAGAACCGTCGAATAATACAATACAATGTCTTATTATTGTTCCAACAAGGGAACTTGCCGACCAAGTATATAAGGTAATTACAGATATATCTTCCTATACAAATATAACTACATTAAAGGTGATTGGTGGAACAAATGTTTCGATGTGTAGGGAAGAATTAAATAAAAATCCTCATATTATTATTGGTACACCTGGCAGAATATTAGATATGATTAATAGGGGATATCTCCCGACAGTAGATATAATATCATTGATTCTGGATGAAGCGGATGAAATATTATCATACGGTTTTAAAGATTGTATTCAAGATATTATAAAATCGTTATCGAAAACATCACAGATATGTTTATTCAGTGCTACTTTACCTGATGAAATAATGGAATTAACAAAAAATTTTATGGATGACCCAGTCAAAGTGTTAGTAAAAAAAGAACAATTAACTCTTGAAGGAATCCAGCAGTTTTATATTAATGTAAAGCATAATGACTGGAAGTATGGTGTAATCACTGATTTGTATGATACAATTAATGTTGGACAATGTATTATTTATATTAATAGTAAGAATAAGATTGAAGAAGTATATGATAAATTGATAGCTGATAATTTTCCAGTTGGATATATTTCGGGGAATAGGTCAGTTGAGGAAAGAAATGATGTTATGAATCAATTTAGGTCTGGAACATTAAGGATATTAATATCATCTGATTTATTATCTCGTGGTATTGATATTCAACAATTATCATTAGTTATTAATTATGATATACCCCGAGAAAAAGAGACATATATTCATAGGATTGGTCGTTCAGGTAGGTATGGTCGAAAGGGTGTTGCAATTAATTTAATAAATGATAGAGAAGTTGATTATCTAAAGCACATTGAATCATTCTATGATACAAAGATTAATGAAATGCCTCAAAATATATCCGATTATCTAAACTAGTGCGTATATATTTAAACAAATCTTTCTATGAGAATTTAAACATGTCAGATTTGAATCTTAATTTTGATAATGGAGTAAAAAATATTACAATGGGTCAAAGTAGTTCTGGAAATATACAAGTACTTTCTGAGAATGATAATGATAATGTTTCTACACCCGAGAAACAATATTCATCTCCTAATTTATCTGTATCGCAGCCAGCAGGTATTGAGTTTTTAGCGAAGGGTGCTAATCCTCAAGGTGTCAATTCTCAAGATATTAATTCTCCTGCTGGTGGTAATACTCCTAATAGTACTCGTTCTGAAGAATTTAACTTTTTCAAGCCTTCGGTTCAGCCAGAGGCATCAGAAGGTAAAGTTCAGTCGAATGATACAGATGATATGTTAATTAATCCGTCAGTTCAGGCATCTCAAGAACAGGAATTTAAGCCAATTCATAGATTGACGCCTCAGGATATTAAGAATGAAAAAATTGATTTACTTTATAAATTCAAAAAACTCGAATCTCAGGGCATTCGAACAACAATGAATTATAATATGAATTCACATTTGGAAGATATGAGAAATGAATATATTAAATTAAAAAAGCAGAGGGAAATAGATAATTCTGTTAAATTTCAGAGGAAGATGTTAATGGCCTGTGTAACAGGTCTCGAATTTATGAATGGTCGATTCGACCCATTCAATATAAAATTGGATGGATGGGGTGAATCTGTGAATGAAAATTTAAATGATTATGATGAAATCTTTGAAGAATTAACTGAAAAATATGGTGGTGGTGGAGATATGGCTCCAGAAATCAGATTAATGTTTACGTTAGCTGGTTCTGCATTTATGTTCCACTTAAGTAATACGATGTTTAAATCATCTATTCCGGGTATGGATGATGTTCTACAACAGAATCCTGAGTTGATGAGACAATTTGCCGAAGCTGCTGTTGGTTCAATGAATAATGGACAATCTGCTCCACAACAGAGACCGGCACCACCACCTCCCAATCCATTGGCGGCAATGATGGGTATGGGAGGTGGTGGAGGAGGAAATCCTCTTTCTGGTCTAATGGGTGGATTAATGGGTGGTTTAGGTCAACCACAACCGAGGCAGGCATCACAGCAGGCACGAGCAAGACCCACCAGTCCAGCTAGAAGTGATATGTCTGGACCCGATGGTATTGATGATTTAATCAATAAAATGAATTTACAGCCTGATAAAATACCCGATTTAGATTCAATATCACTAATAAGTGGTGATACTGATAGGAAGAGTACAGATAGAGGAATTACTTTGAACTTGTAAAATTTGTTACATATTTAGTTGAATAGTTTTCAGTTGCTGAATAGTTTTTTCTATTTCCACCTTATTGAATGATGCTCCTTTACCTTCTTTTTCATCCAATGAATCTAATTCTTTAGCGAATACTTCATTAATAAATATTACAAAAATGACAGTGAGTACAATAGCAGTAAATAAATCCTTTGTCGCCATAAAAAATGAACAGAAAATAACAATTCTTCTTACATATTTATTCGAAACTATACTCCTTAAGTCATCATCTAGTTCATCAATGATAAAACGCGCGCCTATATTTAGCATAATCATCGTTATACCAATGATATATTTATTATCATTGATGCAAGACAAACTATCTTTTGTATTATCAATCCATTTTTCCATTTATTTATTAAGTATATTTATTAAAATATAATATATATTTAATAAATAGTAAATCAATGAATGGTGCTTTATTATCGGAAGTATGGCCGGACATGGTGAAAAAGCCTAAGAAGGCAAAGCGCCTAAAAAACAAATATAGTGGTGACCCAGTAATGAATCCGCCACTTACTCCAAATGAGATGGAAACTGAATTATTAGATGATAATAATAATGAGGAATTGGACCCTCAAAGAAGATTAAAAGGTATGCGAGTAAGCCCGTATACTGATAATGAATTACAATATCAGAATATGATAAAGAGGGAAGAAGATGAACGTAATGAAAATATCCAACATTATGAGAGTCAACGTTCGATAAAACGTGCTAAAGAAATTGCTGAATATTCCCGTGACCCAGAATATTTAGAATTTTTAGAATTTAAGCGGAATCGTATAGCTAGGAATCGTGTTAAAGATAGTCACGTGACAGTTGAATCCCAATCTTCCCCAGATGAAAAATTCAATGAATTGTTACTTTATATTTTCACTGGTTTCTTCCTTCTAATGATATATGATAATATATACAAATTGGGAAAAGAATCATATTAAATCTTAAATTTGTCTGCCATATTCATTAATGAAGAATCATCATAAACCATATTACCGGTAGGTTGATATGTATCTGTTGATTTATATTGTTGTTTTATATTTTTAGTAACATCTGTATTTTTGGTGAGTCCCTTTGCTCCCTTCACATCCCAGTGAATGAATAACCAATTGGGTTCAACATAAAGCAAATCAAAGCCATTTGTTTTTAGACTATTCATTACATAATTTCTTAATTCATTTATATCATATAAAGGTGTACCTATAATAAATTCCGGTATCTGATAGAAACAATATTTTCTTTGCAAAGATGAATTATATAAAATTCGATTATGACATTTTTTAAGTATTGAATCATATAATTCCATTCTTTTCAAGGATTTTTCATTAATCTTAGTGTAAAGGTCTTTCATATTTATTTGAGACATCTTATGATTATTATTATAGAAAAATATTAACATTTAAAATCAAACTTATTATCATTAATAATAAATGAAAATAGATACTTTAGTATTATCTGGTGGGGGACCATCTGGTATCGCATATTTGGGCATCTTTGCAGCTCTATTTGAAAAGGGGATTTTAAAAAGAGGATTAGAAGGTATTAATGAAATTATAACAACTTCTGTTGGAATTATATTTTCTATCTTTTATATGTTGGATATGAATCCCGAAACTATCAAAAAAATTGTAGTTGATACAGATATCGATAATATATTAAATATTGATGAATTAGAAATTGATAATCTCTTAGTTGATTTAGGATTATTTACAAATGAAAAGCTAGGTGTAGGTATTCAATCTATCATACGACATACACTTAAGGTGGAAGATATCACTCTTGCCGAACTATATGAAAAAATACCAATAAAATTAACCACCAAAGTCTTCAATAGTACACTAAAAAAAATAGAATATATTAATTATGAAACAAATCCAACTATAAAATTATCTGTTCTTACAAGAATGACAACGGCAATACCTTTCTTTTTTAAGCCCGTTTTATATAATGACTGTTACTATGTTGATGGTGGCTTAAGAGGAAATTTTCCAATTGAGCAGGTTTCTTCTGAAGGAAATATTAATAAAAATTATCTCGGTATATTTATTTCAGGTGGTTCTTTATCAGCAAATTCCGAGGTGATGAATTTATTTCCACTCTTGAGTTTTATTCATTCCTTAATGACTAATCAAGATGATATTGTTCACAAAATAAAATCGGGTGAAACGATAAATAATATTATTTATACTGAAATTAATGAAGGATTAAATTTCAATCTTACTGAAGAAGATAAAGGAAGAATAATAAATCTTGGATATGAATCTGCTCTGAATCATATTGAGAAACATTCACTTTAATTTGAATTTCTTTTTATAATCAGTTACAGAAGCTCTAAATGTAGGTTTATTCCATAATATCCATCGACTCAGGGAACCTGCTGTCATATATTGAGACCAGTTTTCCCTGGTTCGGTGTCGATTCATGTACCTTTTTTTTCTTTTTTCATCTTTATGTTTTGTATAATCGCTCATTCCAGCAGCTCCAAAATGAGTAGTCTTTATTTTTTTCTTATTATCATCTGTAAATATAGCCATATATTTCTTTTTTTCATTCGTCGATTTTTTAATGATTACCTTCATTTATTATATTTATTAAATATAATAATAATGCAATTTTCTAATAATTACCTTCCAAAAAGTTTATCAAGGAGAGACAAAACAAAACAGCGTAAAGAGTTGAAAAAATCTAAAAAAAATTATAGAACAAAGAAAGGTAAAGCAAAATATTATACTCGGGCTAAAATAAAATCATACAAAAATAAATCAAGTTCTTGGACACAACAATTTCATAAACTGTATCCCAATATAACATCGTACAAAGATATATCAAAAGCAACAGGTATCCCACAAGCAGCTCTTAAGGCAGTTGTTAGAAAGGGTAAAGGAGCATACTTTTCTTCTGGTTCGAGGCCTAATCAGACGGCCACATCCTGGGGAAAAGCACGATTATATTCATATATTCTAGGTGGAAAAACAAGGAATGTAGATAAACATATTACAATTAAATATGGAGTAAAATTTAAACATCGCTCTAAGAAATCTTAAGATTGAATTTCATCGACTTCTCAAATCCATTTGCACCAGCATCACATTTCTTCTTTCCATATGAAAGACCATATACAGATTTCTCCTGCCATTTCTTCAGGGCATTCTTGACAGTCATCTTATCTGGTCCATTAGTATGTTCTTCTTCTTGACACCACTCCTTGAAATCATCATAGAGTACTTCAAAATCAGTTGGTGCCTGCTCAGTAATTCCATCTTGCGAAATGATATTTTCACACTCTTCGCAATTATTATCTATCCACTGACCAATCAAGTCATTGTTATTACGATATTCATTAGTCTTGGCCTTTACTTCATCAGGAATTTCGATACCATTTTTATCATAATCACGCCAGTAGGGAAGAAGAATGGCGTAGAACGGAATAATCCACATAGGAATTTTTGACTTAATGCTTTTATCTTTCAGGTATCGATGAAGTGGTTCATTCACATCTTTTTCATCGTCCACAAAACGAGCAGGGAAATTCAGAGCCTCAATGCGACGCCAAGTACCATCATCATTTGAAGGGATATTAGGTAAGTCATTACACATACAGATTAATTTGAATTGTGGAGTAAACTCAAATGGTTCCTTATAAAGACCTCGTGCTGAAATCTTATCATTACCAGTAATTTCTTTCATTTGACCAACATTAAGTGTTTCATTAACATCAGGTTCTTGCATTACACAAAGTCGCTTGCCTAAAGTAACAGCCATCTCAGGTGACGCAGCACCCGATGCCTTTCTCTTTTGTGTTAGAAGTGAGATAGGCATATTGCAAGCATACTGACCCATACACATTGATATTAAATCAACAAGTTTCGATTTACCATTACCGCCTGTACCAGTCCAGATATAAAATCCCTCATCACGATTTTCACCAGATAAACATTTCGCCAGGAATTTCATTGTATATTTCTTGACCCTAAGAATAGGCACAATCTTGTCGATAAAATCTACCATATCTTTATGAAATCGGTTATAGTTTTTCATTTCTGGGTGAGAAACTAAATCTGGATTAGAGAATGATTTAATCATATCATCAAGAGAGATTGGCATATCTTTCGCTAAGACTGGCAGAGAAACTTTTGTTGTCATTGTAACATAATCTTCAGGTCGTCCTTCCCTAAATACATTATTTTCCAAATCATAAATACCATTATCGAAACCGAGAAGACTTGTATCCGTGTCAAACTTCTCCATAATTTCTTTCTTGTAAAAGAGGTCACGAACATTTGTCATAAGACCCTTGACATAATTACCTTGTAAGAGTTTCATTTGTATGGTCATCACATTCTTCAAAAGTTTACCATAACCACTCTTACCCTCCATTACTTCAGTTGGGTCTCCACCTTCAGCTTGGAGTTCCTCAATCTCATCCTGCTTTTTCTGATGATATATCTTTTGATATTCATAATATAATTTGTAAATATCATTGTGAATAAATGTTTTAAGCATCGTTCCTTCAAGAGTCCTATTCCATCGAATGCCATTGAAGTGATACCATTCATCCTTTACATTCACTGAAATAAATTCATCTTCATAATATTTATGAATAACCTTTGCCACCAGATAATCTGCATCGGCACCCGCCCTAACAGACTTATCAATATAAGTCGCAAGTGAAGCATTCTTTGCTTCAATGTATTTTTTTTCATCATCATCTTTAGCCCAAAACATAAGAGAACCAATGCCTAATCTAACACCGGAATGAGATGAATTAATACTTTGCCATTTGTAATCACATTGTTGTTCTTCATATGAAGAACATTGGCGACTAAATTCTTTCCAATCTTCAAGTAAACAATCATTGATATTATGAAGACAAAGAGCAACATCGAACCATTTACCATAATCTGATGCTCTTTCTTTGGATAAACACTTGACAAGATTCTTTACCAATTTAAGTTCTTCTTCTTCTACAATTTTGAATGGATTGATGACATTATTATTATCGACGTAATATCCATTATTATAGATATCATCGTCATCTTTCATAGAGTTTACACTACTATGATTAGTCGTGTTTTGTTTAAATAATTTGGAGAAACTTTCAGTCAAGATAACATTAGACTTGTTGCGATAACACATAGACATTGATTTCATGATATCAATCGAATCACTGTAATATTCGGCAAAGATATCATCGTCAATAGGTGACGCTGAACCATCTTCACTAAAGTTATAAACCTTTGTTAGCAGATAAGGTGATTCACCTTCTTTCCCACATCCATATAGTTGCCAGGATGAGAAGGATGAATCTAAAATTTGTTTATCTTCATTATCTGGTCCTGTACCATTTTCGATGACAAAGGTGCTGAAAATTTCTTTAATCTTGTTATCTTCTTGAATAAGATTAATTATCTTCTTGAAAGCTTTCTTCTCAATAATAATTTCGGGAAAAGCCAGATGAATCCCATCTTTGGTTTGATAATCTTTTTTTGAGCAAGGATAAGGCGATTTCTTTTCCATAAGAAATACCTGACCCTTTCCCATAATATCATTAATCTGAATACATTCCCTTATTTTTTTCCACAAGTACTCAACGAGTTTTTGAGTAGTTTCAGGGGTATATTGCCTATCAGTAAATTTATCATTATATTTGAGGTCGATATCAATTACGAGAGGAAAATAATCACGCATTTTCTCAACAAGTAATTTATTATCTGTACCATTCACGATATGTTTAACAGTTAACCTGTAAAATTCAGGTAATTTATCTTCTGGTATAGACCATTTTCCACATTTCATGGACGTGTGTGTGAGGGGTTTTGATGCAGTTTCTTCTTTGATGCGATATTTAAGTAAAAATTCATCCATCCCAATAATGATACCTTAATATTTTTTTCTTTAATTAAATTTACTCAACAATATCAAATTTTTTTCGAAAATGTTTCACTGGTAACTATTGTATGATTGTATCAATAAATAGCGTAAAATCAAATTTTTTATTTATGGTAGAAAATAAATGAGTTTCAAAAATTTTGAGAATCTCGTTTTTTATTAATAAATACATTTAAGCGTAATATTCTATATTTGGTTAAATATGTCAAAAGATGCTATTAAACGAATTATTAATAAGGATATGAAAGAAATAAAAAAAATGAAATTATCTGAATTGGGTATTCACGTTGATTTTCTAGAAGAAAATATAATGAAGGCTACAGCGATTATTGTTGGTCCTAAGGATACTCCATATGAAAATGGTATTCTTTATTTCATAATTGAATTTCCATCAAATTATCCATTTTCTCCACCCAAAATAGGATATCTTTCTCATAGTCGTTACAGGATACATCCAAACTTGTATGTTGGCAGGTCTCATAATAATTTTATAGGCAAGGTATGTTTATCTTCAATAAACACTTGGTCGGGGCCTAAGTGGACAAGTATTATGCACATTGGTTCTATATTATTATCGATTCAATCTCTTTTAGGAAATAATCCTCTACACAATGAACCTGGATTTGAACAAGAAACAGGTTCTCGAAATGATTTATATAATCGGATAGTTGAATATGATAATTATAATCATTTAATAAAAAATAACTGTTTTAAAATTCATCCACTATTTGAATCATTCTCTGAAATAATAAAAACACATCTTAAAAATCAAAAAGAAAATATTATTCAGAAACTCGATGAACTTGTATTGAAATATCCCAAACCAGAAAATATTTCAATAAATGTCTATACAATCTCTATGACAATCAATTATCCAGAATTAAAATCTTATCTTTTTAAAAAACTAGAATCTCTATAATAAATTTGATTTAAAATAAAGTTATCCAATAATAATATAAGAATGAATAATTCTGAAATACATTTTTGTAAAGAATGTCAAAATATGACATATCTATATTTAGATGAAGAAAAAAATCTTATCCATCACTGCAAAGCATGTCAGTTAAATGAACCGTTCACTGGAAAAGATAATTGTATTTATTCAGTTGAATTCAGGGAATATGATAATTCAGAATATATCAATAATAACAGATATGTTACACACGATGTAACACTACCTAAAATAGAAAAGAATGATAACATAAAGTGTACTAATGATGAATGTCCAACAATCACTGGAGGGAAGGAATCATCTGTGACATATATTAAGTATGATTTAGAAAATATGAAATATATTTATATTTGTAATCATTGTTCTCAAAAATGGAAAACTAATTAAGGCATTCACATTCTTCATCCTTCTTATCATACAAATAGTATAGTAATGCTACTAATATGATTAATAATATTATAATTTTTTTATCTATGCATACATTCTTTAAGATATCTTTCATTATTAAAGTACTGTATATATAAATCCACTTAAATAAAAATGATACTGTTTTAGTATCTGAAATATGGAAACGTACTATTTAAGTGATACCATACGGTTATGTAATGATAAGATGGAGTATATGTCTTGTAATAAATTTAGACCTATTGTAAAGAGAAATTGGCACACAATTTTGAGTGAATATGGGTGGGAAAAGTTAGACCGACAATGGATTATTCAGTTAAATAGTTTATCTGATAATAAAGAATCGAATTCTTTATTTGGGTCACTTGACTGTGATGGAGATGGTAATTGTTATTTTCAGTGTATTGCTTTAGGTCTGAATGAAAAGGGTAGGCAAAAGGGTCATTATTATGTAGCACAAGATATTCGTGAAATATTATCGGATAGTATTACTAATTCACAATATAAAACAATGATATCATATTATCGAATCATGAAGGATGCTAATGATTTCCCTGGAGAATGGGACCCATATCAGATTAATTCTTTATCCGAATTTAAGTCTCTTGTTAAAAAATCAGGACATGAATATTGGGCTGACTATTTTCTACATCAATTGTTAATGATTACCTTAGAATGTAATATTTTTATTATGAATTCAAGTTCTTTAGAGAAGGACTATTCAGTATATAATACTATGCATAAATACAATCCAGATCACGATTCAATATTTCTATTATATGAAAATGAATGTCATTTTAAGTTATTGGGTCATTTTGATACAAAAATGACATCTTTTTTCAATGATTCAACAATGCCAAGTGAGTTACGCAAATTATTTAAATTAAAAATTTAGAATAAATATATTTGGTAGTTTATAATGGAACCCGTTGTTTTACTCGGTTTGATGGGTGTAGGTTACTTTATGAACAAGGATGATAAAAATAAAGCATTTAATGAATTTAAACCACCAATGATTGATGGTTCAGCTAATTCTGTTTATGACCAAGCAAATTATCTAGATTCAAAGAAACAAGAAATAAAATTAGTCAATGATTTTCATCAGGAATCAATGAAAGGTGATACAAAAGTTATCGATTCATTAAATATGAATGGACGTAATACATTGAGAGATACTCCATCTGATAATATTGAGTCTATTTCCGGTACAACTATAGACACGGCCGATTTTTTAACAAATGACCAAGGTACTACTATTGAGCCATTTTTCAGTGGTTCTGGTCCTCCGAATGTAGATTTGGATAATAATCAAGGTCTAACAAATCATCAGGGTGGCTCACACGCATTCAGAGGTAGAAAGAGGGAACGTGGTCAATTTTTTCAATTGGAAAGAGATTATGGTAATGTATTTGGTAATCAGTTTGCAGGTGCTCGTTCAGACCAATCTCGCTATATTGGTGGAATGGAGCGACGAAATGAACTCCCATTTGAACAGGAACAAGTTGTTAATATTGATGTAAAAAATAGCATTAATATGGATGTGGGTATAACTCACGCACAGAGAAATAATATAGAAAATTTAAGAACATTAAACAATCAAAAAGAATCTTATTCTTCGAAAGTTTTAAGTGGTAAAAATTTTACTGAAAATCGTGGTGAAATAGGTGAAGTTTTTCAGCATTCACCTGATACTGATTATGTAAATACCGCTGATAGATGGCTAGTAACAACGGGAGCAATCACTGCGCCTGCTATACAACCAACTCAGATTGTTAAAGAAACAAATCGTGCTCATTTTAATGAAGGGAAATTAGGTCCAGCAACAGCAGTCAATTTTAAACCACCGGAAGAAAGACCAAAGTTCAAACAATCTACAAATCAGCAATTTGAAATTGAAACGAATCGAAATATGAATGTGGAGACAAAAGCGATAGATGATGACCATAATAAAGATAGTTATTTCGCATATCCAAATGAAAGAGATGTAACAACTGAAAGAACATATGAAGGAAATGTAAAATCAATGTTCAATGGTGAAACTGAAAGAATATACGATAAGGTAAAACCCACTATCAAAGAAACGACTAACTTTGAACATACAGGGAATGCTGGTTCATACTTGTCAGGTTCTACATCAAATGATAAATATTATCGCGCAGACCTTAATCCGAATAAAGAAATAATTAGTCAGGGAAGATATCCTACTCCTGAAAATACAAAATTAATGAATGGTACAGATGTTATGAATGTTGATATTAAGAAAATTGAATCTGATTATTTCAATCCTAGAATCAACAATATGGATAAAATTTATAGCGAATTGCCAAGTGATAACACGTGTGAATTAACACAAGAAAAAGATACATTAGACAATATAAAATTATCTGATAGATTAGACCCAGGAATGTTGGACCCATTTAAGGAAAATCCTTACACACAATCTTTGGCATCTTTCGCTTACTAAAATTTTATTATATTATTTATTATTAAGTAAATGAATATCAACATTCATATATTATTATTTATTTCTTTAGTCGCCATGATTTTATATTTATGTCGAGATAAGATTGAAGGTTTCGGTAACCAGTTAATTATACCACAATTCGAGTTTGCAATATTAACACCAGACAATGATATATCTTCGGGATATTTTCAAGAAAAAATATGTAAAAATAATAATGAATGGAGAAATGGTACAAAAACCTGTAGAGATTATTCATTATATGGTTCTGATTGTTTTGATGTAGGTGATGATGGAAAAACAGCCTTTGAGTCTTGCTTAATCGCCTGTGACAATTGCCCTAGTTCTACAAGAATCAAACGAAGAAAACCTAATAATAGAGAGCCTAGTGCGGTTGAAGATGTAGATGAACCTGAATATGCTGCTTTTGAAACATCCCCTTCCGGGACTAATTCAAATATTGGTGGTGCAGATATACGAGAAATATTTTCAAGATTAAGTGACCTTGGAGATAAAGTTGATATTATGTCTCTGTCAATGATTGGGGAAACGTGTGAATTAGTTCCAACATATCGCACACACGAAACATTATATGGGGAAGGTAATGGCAATATAGAACATTCATTTTTATATTTTTATATAAAACACATCCTTGAACATCCAGAACTCACATCCTGTGAGCCAACAGAAGATTTTAGGTCTATATGGAATTATATGTCGCACGCAGTATCATCAGATGGGGATTTTACCTGGTACCCTGAAGTGCCCGACGGGTCCGAAGGACATATAGATGAAATATGCCACCGTATGGGAGATGAAGGGGGGTGTCAACAGACGTTTTCATTGATTAATGAACCAGATGGACAAGATGGACAAGGTGGACAATACTTGAGAGGTGCAGATGGTACTACTACAATTCCTTTATCGAATCCTTTTTTCGACACGACCACCATACTTCAATCATTAAATGAAGTTATTCCGTGTCAAGGAACCGGAACAGAAGGAACAGGTGGAGAAACAGGGGGGGAAACAGATTTTAATATTCATTATGAAATTGAATCGCAAAAAATAGTTATGCTTAATTTAGATATTATAGATGAGGATGAAATGGTAGAAGCGATAGGGGTAATACTTGAAAGAGATGAATTAACATTAACGCATCCAACCACCATTTTACCAGATACCTTCGCTCAAGAAATTAAAGATTATATAATGGTTCCGATAAATGAAATGAATGGTACAGATACAGATACAGATACAGATACAGATACAGATGATAAATACAAAGGTCCAGCATTAATTAATATAAGTGGATGCACCAGTAATACTTGTATTGTTGATATAACTAAATGTTTATAAATAAAATATCTTGATAAATAAAATAACATTGATGTTCGCTAATTATAACTATGATAAATTTCCGATTGTATATGTAACTTTTTCAGACAAAATAGATTCAGAAGAAGATTTCGATTTATTTTTGAATGATTGGTTACAATTATATAGAGATGCCAAAGATTTTTCTTTTATTTTTGATACAAGACAAACTTGTGACATAAATATAAAATATTGTTTCAAAATGGCAATGTTTATCAAAAAATTACGAAAAGAAAATTATCATTATCTTCAGAAAAGTTTAATTTTAGTAAATACGAACTATGTAAAACGTTTATTGGATGTTATATTCACATTGCAATCACCTGTCGCACCCGTCTATATATGGGGACCAGATTTGAATGAATCAGATTTGAATGAATCAGATAATATTTATAAAAAATGTAATGAGATAACACCACAAGATGCACCTAATTGTATTTATATAGAGGCAAATAAATCATTTATACCATTCCTATGATCTAAGTCCAACTTTACGAATATAGATATAAATAAATAATCCATAGAAATTTTTAGATACGATATCTAACATATTATACATTGTATTTTTAGCAGTAATATTCAAAAGGGCTGCTACGCCATAAAGTGACCAGAATGACAATAGGAATATAAATAAGGTTGTTGAATCATCGGTCCATTTGGCATATTTTTCGTATATCAATTGAAATGATAATGCGAAGAATACTGTGCCAATACTTACGGCTACATAATTATTGATTATACCTAATTCACCCATTAATCCAAATAATAACATTCCGAAATTATACGTAACTAATTTTATTATATTATCTCTATTTTCATTCAAAAATTCAGTGAATGTAACAATATTTTCATTTGCTTCCTTTTTCCTGAGATATTCCATAAATATAATTGTAGATATTAGCATCGTTGGTGTAGTTATGAACCAATCTATATATCTTCTTCGCGTCATTATTTTGAGGTCCTTTAGTGAAAAAATTACCCAAATATAGAATCCGGCTTCGATAAATTGAACAAATGCTTCTAGAATAAGGATATGCTTTAGAATATAATCATTAATTGTTAAATCGTAATTAAGTCCGTCAAGAGAAATTAACGTAGTTATTAATTGAGCAATTAGTGATACATAAATAGTATTCGCAACTAGTTTATTACTTATCATGTTAGTTTAACCATAGATATTTTTATCAATGAATCATAAAATGGAGGGCAGTGATTCGAATGAATCAATTGATTATAAAGAAGGTGAACATTCGGATTTTATAAATTATTTATTCTCTGATTCCCCTAAAGAAAAGGGTTGTATTACACTAGAATTACCATTATTAGAAAAGGATAAAAATATAGGATTACACGTTTTTGAACAATTATTAATGATATTTGTTGATGGGCTTAAATATTTTTATGGGGTAAATGATAAAGTTAATATTGATGAATTAACTCTAGAAAACATAGAAAAAGTTAATGAATATTTCATATCGATGAATTACTCTGTTAACTTGGAGGTCTTTACAACATTAAATGAATATCAATTTAGATT